CCAGTGACGCACAGGTCCTCTACCCGAGCAACTACGACGAGCAAGGCAACCCCAAGAAGTAACTCGATGTGCCACGCCGTGAGGCGTTGAGTACAACTGAATCACCCTCTTCTAACGCCGTGAGGCGTCAGGACACGAATCATGTCAACCATTGGTGCATCCACTCGTACGCTGCTGGACGTAGCAAAATCGTTGGACCCGGACGGCAAGGTTGCGAAGGTCGTCGAACTCCTCTCGATGACCAACGAGATCCTGTTGGACATGCCGTTCCGCGAAGGCAACCTGCCTACCGGCCACCGGACCACGGTCCGCACCGGCCTTCCCTCCGTCGCATGGCGTCTCCTGAACGGCGGTGTCACGCCGTCCAAGAGCACGAAGGCGCAGATCGACGAGCAGTGCGGTCTGCTCGAGGCGTGGTCTGAGGTAGACGTCGAAGTCGCGAACCTGAACGGCGACGTCGGCGCCTCGCGGCTCTCGGAAGCCAAGGCGTTCCTCGAGGCGATGAATCAGGAGATGGCGTCCGTGCTGTTCTACGGCGCGGCCTCCTCGCCTGAGAAGTTCGTCGGGCTCTCGACGCGCTATTCCTCGCTCTCGGCTGGCAACAGCCAGAACATCATCGACGCGGGCGGCACGGGCTCGGACAACACGTCGGTGTGGCTCGTGGTGTGGGGCGAAGAGACGATCACGGGCATCTTCCCCAAGGGCTCGACGGCCGGTCTCCAGCACAACGACCTCGGGATTCAGACGGTCACGGTCGGCACGGGCATTGGCGGGCAGCGCATGCGCGCCTATCAGGACCAGTTCGTATGGAAGAACGGGATCGCGCTCAAGGATTGGCGCTACGTCTCGCGCATCTGCAACATCGACGTGTCGAACCTCGTCACGCAGTCGAGCGCGGCGGACCTCACGAAGTCGATGACGCGCGCCTATCACCGCATCCCCAACATCCAGGCGGGCCGCGCGGCGTGGTACATGAACCGCACCGTCTTCGAGATGCTGGACATCCAGCGTCGTGACGACGTGAAGGGCGGCGGACAGCTCCGCTACGACGTGGTGGACGGCCAGTCCACGCCGACCTTCCGCGGCATCCCGATCCGTCGGTCGGATTCCTTGCTCCTCACCGAAGCCCGCGTGGTCTAACCGAACGGGGCGAGTAGCTATCGCCGCGAGCGCACCCCTTGAGCGTCAGCGCGCGACCCAAGCGAAAGCCCCACCACTCCCACACTCACGATTCACTAACGCCGCGATGGCGTAAGGATTCAGAAAATGTTCATTGATGCACAGACCCAGTTGTCCAGCGCACAGGCGGTGACGTCAACCGCGGTGTCCTCGAACACGTACGACCTCGGCGCGGTCCCCTCGGGCGGTTCTGCGAACGGCGCGGCCATCGACCCCTCGATCGGTGAGCCGCTGTGCGTGGTGATCACGGTCGGTACGGCAGCGGATCTCGCCTCGACCGACGAGACGTACGAGTTCGACGTCATTCAGTCGGCGTCGTCCAACCTCGGCACGCCCGACACGCTGGTGCAGGTCGCGTTCACGCACGCACAGTCGGCGGCCCTCACGGCCGGCGCGATCGTCGTGGTTCCGATCCCGGCCGGTCGCATCTCGAAGCGGTATCTGGGACTCAACTACGTGACGGGCGGCACCACGCCCTCGATTACGTGCAGCGCGTTCATCACGACGCTGAGCGCGGTCCAGAAGCAGGCGTACTACACGTCGGCCATCGTCATCAACTGAGGATAGCCGATGCCCGCGACAGCAAAGAAACCGGCGAGCGTCAAAGATCCTGCATCGGCGCTCGCCGCGCGCCAGAGCGCAACGGGCGAGACGGTACGGCTCCGTGCGACTCGGGACGGCTATTACGGCGTCTCGGGTGCTGCCGCGGACATTCGGAAAGCCGGCACCGTGTTCGCGTTCGCCGTCAAGGATCTCCAGCCCTTCACTCGGGGCGGTGAGTACCACGACGGTTCGCCCATCGAGTGCATCACGATCAAGGGGAAGGACTATGCCTTGCCCTCGTGGTGCGAGGACGCGAGCAAGCCCGCCGACGTCGAAGAGGAAGCAGAAGAGATCTCGAGCGCCGTGACCGGCGATGAGGACGTCATCTAATGGCGACCGTCAACTTCGTCGTGACAGAGCTCGAATCGCTCTACGGCCACTCCCACCAAATCAAGTGGCTCGCGCTCGCGAATGCGGACGTTGGGAGCCAGCTCGGCATGTCCGGCTCGCCCGATCGAAGCGTGCAAGTGCTCGGCACGTTCGGTTCTGGCGGGACGGTCACCATCGAGGGATCGAACGATGGCGGCACGACGTGGGCCGCGCTCAACGATCCGCAGGGCAACGCGCTCGCGATCACGAGTGCGGGGATCTATCAGGTCGAACAGGTGACGCAATTCGTGCGGCCGAACGTAACGGCCGGAGATGGCACGACCGCACTCGATGTCTATGCCGTGGTGCGGAGAGAGTTTTGAGTCGTCGCCGTCGTCGTATGGGCCGTGGGTCGGGCATCATCCCGGCCATCGACGCGCTCATCCTGCAATTCTTGCCGGTCGCCAGCGGCGGAACGGCCGAATACGACGACGGCTATCTCGACATTTACCAGGGCGAGTTCCCCGATCCCGGCACGGACACGCTCCTCGCGTCTACGCGACTCGATACGCCGGCCGCGCCGCTCGCGAACCTCGTGTCGTCCACGGACATCACGCTGAATTTCACGGACGACGAACCGACGATCCTCGCGGATTCAGACTTCACGAATCCCAAGTATTTCAGGATTACGAAAGCGGACCACTCAAGTGGTGCGCTGTATGGCTCGATTGGCTTGGTGTCCGACGACTTCGACCCGGATTTGATCGTTAGCACGATGACGTGG